TTATCTTTGTTAGTTTCCAAATCTATTTATTATATTTTGTGTAAAGATCAAGCATATATTGGTATTGGTCGTTTTTACTTTGATAATAATTCAAGTAATGTTTTTTTGCAATTTTTTCTATAATTTTTAAATTTAGTCCTCCTGTTTTAATATCTAATTTTTTTAAAGAATCTATAAGTCTAGCTGCATAAACATTGCCAAATTGATTAGGATATTTTTTAAAAATAGAACAAACATTATATACTCTGGAAGCTGTATCTAAATTTATCTGGTAGTTATGATTTTTTAGACTTAATTTTGATCCTCCAATATTTTTATTTAATAAATCTATAACATTCAAAGTTGTAAATTTATTGTTTGTTTCAATATTCCATTCATAAGCAATTTTTAATGCTTTTTTACAGGTGCTACAACCAAGAGCAGCATTTCTTTTACAGAAATCTAATGCAGTCCATTGTTTACTTACTTGGAGTTCATCTATATAATTTTGATTTGTTTTTCTTGATACAATAAAATCTACAGAAATGTTTAATGTTTTTAGTGCCTCTAGTCTATGCTGCCCATCTATTATAGGATATTTATTGTCTAAAGAATCTTTTTCTGCTACCAACAAAGGCATTTGCTGTCCTATTTTATCAATAGATACTTCAAGTCTTTTTTTGTTGTTTTCATTAATAGGTCGGTTTCCTAATATATACTTAAATATATTGTACTTCTTTGTTTTTTTTACTTTTAAATCTTCCATT